TTGGAGTTTCACTCTATGACAGAGTAAAGGAGCGTTTTAATGGGTAATATAACGGAAACAAACGTATTTGAGAAGATGAAGGAACATCCTGAAGCTTTTCTTTCTGCCGCAAAAGAAAGCATGACCGAATTAATCAGAGAAAACGGACAGAAAGACAGAGATATTTTAATGATACTTCACGAATACCATTTAGGAATATTAAGGACAATAAAATATTGCGTAAAAGCAACTCCCGATATTTTTACAGAAACTGGGCAAAGGCGTAATGAAGGTTGGATTGCAGCATTAGAATATTCTGAACAAGAATTCAATAAATGTTTAGAAGAAGTCACAGAAAGAATAACCCCACCATTTAACCCAAAACGTGAAGATCAGGAAATGGAAGGCAGAGAATTGATGGAAGAATATGGAGGAGAAATAGAATGACGACTGAAACTGATTTAATTAATGACGAAAAGTATGAAGCTGCCGAACCTGTGCTTGATAATGCAATAGACGAAGCAGTTGATTTCCTAATAGAAGAATATGGTTTTTCAGGAACAGATATTGAAAACATACTGTACAATTGGTTTAATAGCTCTGGACCAAAAGAACAGTTTACAATAAAAAACGCAGAGCAATTAATAAAGGAGAACAAACATGGCTCTAATCTCAATTGATAAGTTCGTCTCTGAAGGTAATGTTCGTAGTTCTAGCATTCCCAAAAAAGATGAAAACTATAAAGCCTTGAAATCTAATATCAAGGATATAGGACTTATCCAACCAATAACATATCGTGTGAATGACAATGGCGATTATGTTGTCATTGATGGTCATCAAAGGTTGCAAATACATAAAGACCTAAAATTGACTGAAATCAAAGCATACGAAAGCAATGGTCAGGTAGACGACCTTACAAAACAACTCTCTACTAATATGTTTCGAGTTCCTATGACTCACTTGGACGCATCATTTGCCATAGATCAGATGGTGGAGCAAGGACTTATAACTACAAAGAAAGAGTTGATGAAGAAGTTCGGTAAGACTGGTCCGTGGGTTGTAACTGCATTATCATTCTGTAATCTTCATCCGTTAATAAGAAATCTGTGTAAAGATAGAAGGATTGATGATATATGCAATGCACTTCTGGAAGGAATAGCTAATGCACCTATCAATACACAAGAAAGAGAAATACTAGAACGTTTCGATGATATTATGCCAACTCAGGATGAGTTTAATGAGTTTGTATTAGATTATGCTTATGAAGGTGGAGACACGAGTATTGAAGAATATCTTCATATGATTGCAAGTTCAGTACAATCTGATGCAAGTAAAGTAAAACACATTAAAGAAGTAATCGGTGTTGAAACCTACAGAGAATATGAAGAATCAAACGATTACGCTCCAGAATATCAAAGTTCTTTGTTTAATGATAATAAAGATGACTATTTCTGTTTAGATAAGGAGTTTACAAGAGAAGTATATCTATCAGAAACTCCAATTGGTCATTTCTTAATGGACAAAGAAATAGAATGGGTAACTACCTGGGATTTTCCAAATGGTAGCGATTCTATTACTTTTGATTTTGGCAATAAAGTAGCAACACTTAAATCAAACTTAAAGAAAGCTTCAGGAGTCAATTTAGGCAATATTAATATTATTGCTTGGGGTGGTTCTGTATTTAATCCGAAGTTATGCTTTGAAGTAATGGAAACTGAAGAACCTGAGAGTTATGCAGATGATTTCGAAGGCTACGATGAGCCAAAAGAAGAAAAAGACCCTCATCAGCTTAAATACAATAAGTTCAATAAATGGGCATACACTTATTTAATAGAACATATTGAAGAATCTGTAAACCCACTAAAATGTAATCAATTTGATTTAAATCAAGTATTTGAATGGTTAATGGCTGATTTACAAGTTAGACCTAGCTTTGATATTGGTTGGTATGAAGAAGAGGAAGGCAAAGGACATCCTCTTAAAGACCTCATTGAAGTGAAAGAAAATTATACAAATAATGATTTGATTCAAAAGATGTCTAGATATTGGTTTAGTAATTACTATGAAGATGCAAATTTTGACCAAATAGACAGAATACTAGAACTAAATGATGCAATAGGTTGCAAAGCATATCTAAGTGAAGTGTTTAGGTTTGACAAAGATGCACGAATCAATTACTTAAAAGTATTGAGTAAGGATGAATGCGTTGAAATCGCAACGGAAAAGCACAATGTACCTGATGCAGATTATGGCAAGATGAAGAAAGATGATTTAGTGACATACATGGCTGATATGGAATACGATGAGATACCATTTTGGGATTTAGTATTAACCAATAATGGAAGCGGTGCAAATCATATTGGAGCATACAGACCATAAAATACAATTCGTTGTAACTCCAATAAAATAGGCATTTAAGGAGATGTTTTGTAAATTCACGTCAAGCAACAGACGTAAAATGAAGCATCTCCAGATGCCTCAAAAGGAGACACAAATTGTATAGACACTTAGATCCGACTGTACTACAATCTAAAACAGTAAGGTATATCATTGAGGTTTTGGACATCGTCAATGACAACAACCAAATGCTGTCTAAAAACAGCGAAAAAACCAATCTAAAAATAGAATACATAATGCGAGAGTATCGTAAAGCAGAACGTGTTCGTCTAAACAAAATAGGAAGACCATTAAATAATGAAAAAGCAACAGAAATCCGAAAAGCAATTAAAAGTAAAAGAGACTACAACACCCTCTAAAAAAGAAAAAGATACCGACTATCGCCTTTGGCTTAAAGTAAACAATCCGTGGTTTTACAAAATGAAGTACGGAGGTAAATAGTGAAACAAGATGACATTTTTACCAAAGTAAAAGAGGTATTAGAAGATGTACCTCAAACTAGAGAAAGCGATCCGTATCTTTGTTTTCAATTTTATAAAAAAATAAACCCAAAGTTCAGACCACCACAAGGAAGTCCAATGACTGTAAATGACTTCTTTGAAAAACTACACAACAGAGACTTACCTGCCTTCTCTTCTATTACCAGAGCAAAAAGAAAAGTAATGGAAGTGTATGTTGAATTACGTGGAAAGAATTATCAAGCCAAGAAAACCAAAGGTGTTGAGACTATGGTTAATTGGGTAAAGAAAAAAAGTAATGATGAACCTCAAATACGTGCAGCTAGGAACACATTAAATGGACATTATAGAACTGTATAACGAATACTTAGCTGAAGAATCAAAGCTTACTGGACTAAGGCGTAAAGAAAAAGCAAATGGTCGTTACAGTGCCAGTGGTGCAGGTATGTGCCTTAGAAAACATTATTACAAAAAGAATGATGCTTACGCTATTGAAATAGACAGTAAAAGTCTTAGGACAATGAGAGTAGGAACTATCTTTGGTCAGGATATTGAAAAAGCATTAAACCAATATAATGGAAGAGTAGTAGACCAAGAAGGAATATATAAAACTAGAATATGGACAGAAAAATTCCTAGAACACCCTACCCTTCCAATCTGTGGCTCGTTTGATGTTTTAATTACAGATGGACAAGGAAATGGTCATTTGATTGATGTAAAAACTGCACATGATTATAAATACAGAGGAATGTTTGGCAGAAAGAAAGACCCAAATCCTGCAACTAATTATCAAATGCAATTAGGTACATATGCTTGGATGCTTAATGAAACAAAAGAATATTGTGAAAAAGTAACCAGTATGGAATTAGTGTACTTTAATAAAAATGATGCACGAATGAATAAATGTAGTGTTCCATTAGATTTTATTGAAATTGCACAGGATTACTGGGAAATGTTATTTGACTGCGAAGAAACATTACCACCATTAGGGAACATGGTTCCCGCATACAATTGGGAGTGTGGCAAATATTGTGAATACAGAGCAGTATGCAACTCTCCATTAATAAAAGACAAACCAACAATAAAACCAATAATAAAGGAGGCTTTAATTGCCTAAAAAAGCAACAGACTCAATTGTTTCTGTAAATGGTTCTACTAATGATGTAGCAATCATTGAGAAACGAGAACAAATCTCTAGTAGTAAAACACCAAAACAGTTCGTCAATAAAAGACCAGATGGCTATGATTATGTAGAAGAAGGATATATGCGAGCAATGTTAAATAAACTGTATCCTAATTGGTCATGGATTAGTTCAGGTGATAACCCTGTTAACATTACTCAAGACTGGGTATCTGTAACTGCAACGTTAGTGATAGAAGATAACGGAGTCATTCGTCAGTTCTTCTCTCCTGGTTCAGCAAGAATAGCTTATAAAAGAAATCAACCTCATACACTTGAGAATGTGATTGACCTTGACAAAGCTATTGCATCTGCTAATACCAATTCTTTCAAACGTGCAGTAAACAGATTGTGCAACATTGCTGATGATGTTTATAGAAAACAAGTCAGAATGGACTTTATGACAACAGAACAAGAAAATTCATATGATGAACTTCTTAGTCAGGCTAAGAAACTAAAAATGCCTTTAACCAGATTAGCTTATTGGACCAATCTCAAGGAACAGGTCTATCAAAGCAATTTCAAAGAGGTGTTTAATATCCTGTATGAAGAAGTAAATCACTTGGATAAAAAAAGCAACAGTAAACCAACAAATCAAACAACAAAGGAGAATAAATAATGCCAATACCTTTTGAAGCAACTGCAACAAAAGAAAAGAAGGAGTTTGCTCCATTACCCGATGGTAAGTATTTCACCAATATCATTGAGTATGGCGACCCTAAAGAAAATATTACTACCAAAAAAGGTGCAGTATGTGATGTACTAAAACTCACCTTAGAAGTTAATGGGGAAAAACACCCTGAGTATGGTGGTAGAAGAATCTGGTCAGACGTATGGATTACCAAAGAAGTAAATGGTGAAGAACCATCTTCTAATGACAATATGAGATTCTTTAAATTTCTTGAAGCAGTAAACTATCCATTGGAAGAGGAAGAAGCTGAAATCAATGGAACTACAAAAATGGTCAAGATGCTACCTCAAGGTCATAAAGAGATATTCTCAGAATACATCTCTGGTAAACCACTTCTTGTTACTACTTATACAGATACTTGGACAGACAAAGAGGGTAATCCCCGAACTTCTGCTAAAGTAAAGTATTATGAAGAATGGAAAGGCGGTGAACCAGTTGAAGCGGCAGACGACGACTTACCCTTTTAGCACGCCATAGAACCTCGTGGGGGGAGAATTTACCTATCTACATTGCTCCTGATGGGTTACTCACAACTACAACTACACAGCTTCTCCCCCCACATTACTTAAAAAAAATAATATGAAGAAAGAAAATAAGACTAATCAAAATAACGTTGTAATTACAATCTGATGGCGTTTAAATGTCAAGCCTGTGGATATTCTGCTAACAAACAAGATGCTCTTGTTGAAACAAGATTAATGTTTAAGCATTTTCCAAAAGATATACAAAAACACCTTAAAGAAATTATTAAAAATGTAAATAAAGTTGTTTACAACAAACATATGCCTGTTGAATACAAATACAGATTTATGTATGGGTTATCTGTAATAGATCACACTGCAATCCGCAGAACCATACAAATATGGAATAGTTATCAATATGGCAACAAAGGAAAGACATTGCAATATTTTGTTGCAATCGCAAAAAGCAACCAAGAAACTGAAGTTGCTCAACTAAAAGCTGAACAAATGATGAGAGGACATAATCCTCCAGACTTAACAAAACCTAAAACAAAAACAAAAAAGGAAACAAAAGTAAATGAACCAAAAAGAAAAGCAACAGTCAAAAGAAGACAATCAAGGTTTTAGCTTTGGTTGGGAAGTAGAAAAAAGAGCACTCTTTTATGATACAAAAGTATGGGGAGAAGAGCGTATTAATCATATTGTACCAAATAGATATGCTTTGATCAGGGATGATAATGATGCTTGGTTAGCTAATGTATCAGATAGATATACTCCATTCTACAACAACCGATTTGAAAGCATTGTTAATTCTTACATTGAATTAGGCAGCTCAAACCCTGTCGCAAAAGAATTCAATGGTGGTGGTAGATTGTCGGTACAATTAAAGAATGATAGTATCGAATCAGAAGCATTGACTGGTCAAATCATAAGTGATAAAGGTGTCAAAGTAGATGATGCTCATAAAGGTTACATTACAATGATTAATGGACACGATAAAAGAACTCCGTGGATGTTTGGATTAACTATTGTAAGAATTGTATGCAACAATACATTTACTATGGCTCTTAAAGATATGAGAAGTGGAAAACATGGTGGTAATGCTCTATTTACTGGTAAACACCTTAAAAGTTCTGAGATTGACTGGGAAGTATTGGAAGATTCTATTGTATCTGCAAGTAGTACAATGAAAGACTATATGTTTCAGATTGAACAAATGAAGAATAAAGTATGGAAGAAAGAAGACAATCATAAGTTGTTTATGGATGCCTTTGGAATGAAGCTAAATGGCAGAAGTAAATATGGCAAAAGACTAGAAGGTTTAATGTGGGAATTTGATATTACCTACAATAAATATGCTACTCAGTTTGGTTCAGATAATAGATATACTGCTTTTAATGCAGTTACTCATATTGTGGACCACGATGCCACTGAAAAACAACAAGAGCGTGGATGGGCAGAAGTTGGGCGTGGTAGAGCGATTAAAGACCGTGCCTTTCAACTACTTTCTGCTTAAATTAATCTCACGCCTAAAAAGGGAACAGGACGGGTTCCCATCTTAAGCAACAGATAAAAACACAAAAAGAAATATCATAGGTCCCTTGTCTTTTTTGGATCAACGATAGACTATGGTCTTAGACCTATTAGACTAAACGATGAAAAGAAAGGGATGGCAAAAGATAATTGATTTATCCGCAAGGTTGGCGCTTTGGGGACCTTATGATATTAAAAGGAGACAAACAATAATGAAAAAGATTACAAGTCCAGAGCAATTGGAAACTGTAATACAATCAAACCCCTATATACTATCACTAGAAAAAGAAGAAACCAATGTATTGGTTGAAGTCGTAACTGATTTCCAAACTAGAAACTACGATAGTGCGCCTAAAACAGAATCACTGTTAAAGGCTTTAAAAGAAATACAAAATGGACAAAAGAACATTCCAGTTCTTGAAGACAATTGTGAGGTTTGTGAGTAGATCGTGGCTAAGCGTTACCTTAGTACGGATGACCCAAATATTAGAATACAACCCAGCAGTAAGGACGCTGAAGAATCTGTTCTTGGCTCTATCATATCTAATAATGACTGTTATGATAAAGTTGTTAGGTATTTGCCAGACAGTTCACCATTTTATTATAAGACACATAGAACTGTATATGCGATAATACAAAAACTACAGAAAGAAGATGTTCAGGCAGATGTAGTTACAATATTATCCAGAGTTCGTGAAGATAAGAAAGAAGACATTACTGCTTATTGGCTAACAGGATTACTTGATAATGTTGTATCTACAGGTCAAGTTGTTAATCATGCAAAGATAGTATATGAAAAGTATCTTCATCGTGAAATCATAAAACAAACATATCAAATTCAGAAAGTAGCATATAATGACAGTTTTGGCTTTATGGAACTGATTGATAAAGTTCGTGCATTAAATGACGAAGTCATTGATACTAAACCACTTAAAGACTTTGACATATCTGAACTAGCAAAATCAACTATCAAAACTATTGGAAACACAGGCAATATGGTCAAGTTTGGTTTTAATACTCTTGACAGTATGGCAGGTGGCATGACTCGTGGTGAGATTACTGTAATTGCAGGTAGACCAGGTCATGGTAAAACAACCTTCAGTATTAATCTTGTTAAACGATTACTGGACCAAGATTACAAAGTACTGGTAATGAATCGTGAGATGACAAACGAAGAAATGTTTAAAAAGCTTATGGTTCTTGATAGTGGCAAACTGTCTTATCATCAGGTTAGAACTGGTGCAATGACAAAAGCATCTGCTAAAGAGTTGGATGATTCTGCACATTCTCTTGTAGAAAAATATTCTAAGAATCTAATTATGTATGATGATGTAAGTAGTCTACCAGAGACTATATCTATTATATCAAGGGTAAGACCCGACATTGTTGTAGATGATTTTATTCAGTTGATTAAAGTGCCTGGAAAATCTGATAGACGTTTCGAGATAGAATCTGTTATGCAGGAATACAAGTGGCTTGCAAAGAAATACAAGATCATACCTATTCTTCTATCTCAGCTTAACAGAGACATCGAAAGACGTATTGACCCAATACCTAAAATGTCAGATTTAGCAGAAGGTTCATCTATTGAGCAAACTGCCGAGAACATTCTATTTATTCATTATGATTACAAGGTGAATTGGGATGCTTCTCAGTATGGTAAAATGAGAACACAGATTATAGCTGCCAAAGTGCGCTATGGTTCTTGTGGTATGTTTACCATAGGTGTAGATCACGATAAGGTACTTTATCACGAAGATATACCAGAACTTAAAAATCAAGACAACCAATTAATACACGTCCATAGTGAGAGCGAATTAAAAGAAGTAATACAAAAGTTCTCACCTTCTCAGGAATCAGTATCTTTTGATTAACGAACAGTCAGACAGCCCTCATATGTTTACTCCATTTTATGTGGGGGCTGTCAATGACTGCTAAAGAGTGTTGGACTTGCAAATATCAACATATGCCTCAAACAAGTTTTTTAGGCGAATGTTCATATTTTGTAAAAAAAGGTTTACCACTAAAAGAGATACCTCCTCATGTTGTAGACAAAGGTTGTAAATACTATGAAAAAAAGAAAGGAAAATCAAATAAGGCTAAATCTCAAATTGGAGAAATACTTACCTTATTTGATGGGAAAATAATGCCATGAATAATGAAATAATTAAACTAATAAAAGAAAGAATAGAAAAAGGTAAAAGAAAATACGAAGCAGAAATTAATCCTCACGATGGTAGAGACTGGGAAATAGAAGCCTTAGAAGAATTGCTAGATGCAACAGTTTATCTTGCAACTGCAATATTAAAACTAAAAACAAAACCAAAACTAGGTATTCAGGACGATCCTGAGTGCTAAAAGGAGACTACTATGAATGAATTTTTATGGGATGAACTAATTAATCATAGGCATGATATAATGATACCTATATTAATTGTACAAACCCAAATATTGTATTTCCTCAATAAACGAGGTAGGTCCATAGAAAATGGAACGTACAAACCATCATGGCTTACAAGAAAACTAATGGAATGGCTCAATGGCTCATCCAAGTAAAAACAAAGGCAACCGCTTTGAAAGACTTGTTGTTAATCTTACAAAAGACTTAGGTATTAAAGCTAAAAGAGCTTACGCCTCAGATGGTAGAGCTTTAGGTTGCCATGAAGAAGTTGACGTATTAATTAACGACAAAATTAAAGTACAATGTAAAGCGAGAAAACGTATTGCAAACTGGATGATTCCTAGTCAGCACGTAGACATTCAGGTTATTAAAGAAGATAGGGGAATACCCTATGCAGTACTCCCCTATGATGATTACTTAAAGCTTATAAAGGATGAAACTTAACTTTAGCATTTACAACGAGATTTTTCCAATCCACTACACAATATGCAGTTGATGGTACTATCCCTCCATGTTTCTTTTTATATGATAAATGAAAAGGTATATAATATGTACCTACAACATTTTTCATCATAGCAAACAAAGATGTAAAGTGATCTGCAACCTTTTTTAAATAAGTGTTTGAATCATCTGTTATAATGCCGTGGATTGGATGCTCATAAAGTAGGTATTCATTACCAATATCAAAAAAAGCCTCAAGTTCTGATACAGTATAACCAGTATGTTCACTCCATATTTCTACATCTCCTAATTCAATCATTGTTCTATACAATTTCATAGGAAATAAACCTTCCCTTCTTAATTGGATTGTTTGATAAATATCATAATCCAAAATATCCCACACATCATTTCGTACTTTTTCATTTTCTAACGTTTGAATATAATTATCCTGTAAAGCAATTATTTCTTCCTTACTTATTTCTCTATCTTTAATTATACCATTGTTTTTTATTTCTGATTTAGCACTAGGTGAATGATTATAAAATTGCTCTAGTTTATTCAAAGAACGTCCAGATGGATTCCCACCTTCTTTCCAGTTATATAATGATTTTCTTGATATTCCAGTTTGTCTTGCTATAACAGATAATGGAATATCAGTAGCACGTAGCCACTTTAATATGTAATGATCCATAATTATCTCCAAGTTTGGTTTCACATAATCGGGTAAAATATTACAAAAAAATCTCTAAAAAATGAATATTTTTCAAGGTTTGACCTTTTTTTATTAAGCAAAACTTAAATAATTTAAAGTGGAGATTATGAGCGGTTGCAGGGGGTTTAGCCAAACTTGGACGGAATGGTTTTAAACCCCCTTTTTGCAATTAAATGCAATACAACCTAAGCAACAGACTCCCCAAAAGGAGACTGATTAGGAAGAACTCCTAATTATTTTTGAACCGAAATTAATCACATCGAGCAAATTTGATAAGCTCTGTTGTAAATTTACCTAATAAATACTACATAAATCGCTATTAAATTTTAAAATCTTCAATGTCACTAGTTAACAAAGGTGTATAATGATCCATACATACTTTCAAACTAATTCCAAGTAATCTAGCTACAATAGATATATCCATTTTCTCTTTAACCAAGCAATTATAACCAAATGTTCGCCTTAAATCGTGAACTTGCACATCCTTTACCCCTGCCTTTCTAGCATATCTCTTAAATCCCCTTGTTAGCCACTGCTTTCTAAAACTCCAAAACTCAAAATCCCTTCTTTTAAGAATCTGTAATGCCTGGCTATTAACTCTAACGATTCTTTTGTACCCACCTTTCTTTACTACTTGTAAATAATAATCCCCCCTATCGTTTTTTCTCAGCCATTCTTTCTTTGGCGAGTTAATTTCCTTCCTTCTTGCTCCAGTATAATAGATAAACTCTATACAATCCCTTAAATCCGTTGTAATTACATTGTTTAGTATTAAATCAAGCTCTGAGCGAGTTAATATTCTCATCCTTCCTTCCGACTTTACATCTCCTGACCTAAGTTTTACATCGTATCCTCGCCTGTTACACCACCTAGTAAATATGTTCCAATCCCTACGCACTGCGTTCTGATAACTCTTGGACCAGTCCTTTGAAATTCCATTTTTTAAACAAGCTCTAAGGTTTGAACTATACGTTCTTACAGTATTAGGTGATAAATGAGACTTGGCTTCCAAAAACTCTTTCAACAATACATTGTATCGTATCTGTTTTTTCTTTGGATCAGGTTTAACTAGCTGATAATGTTCATTGATAAACTTATTGGTAAGGTCCGTAGCTAGTTTGTTTACTGTGTGTGGATCAAACAAGCCAGTTCTACCAGTTATTAGTTCGCCACGTACCATCTTTCTAAACTGGATAGAACCAGTATTACTGTAATAAAAGTTTTTTGCCAACTTTACACGTTTTTTAGCCATGAATTGTAACGTATTTGTAACGCTACAAATTCACAACAACAAAAAACTATAGTACCCAGGGGGGGACTCGAACCCCCACGTCCATTCGGACAACAGATTTTAAGTCTGCAGTGTCTACCAATTCCACCGACCAATTATGATTTAATTACGGGATGCGGTTGCAATTAAATTGTAACGTAAATTGTAACGGAGTCTAATAACCCATACCACCATAGTCAAGTTTTCTATTATCCCACAACATTGTCTTCTTGTCTTTTGCTTTTTCAACTAATGGATCAACAATAAATTTCTTTGTATCTCCAAATACTCCATGCTTAAAAGAATAATGTCTTGCAGGGTCTTCGTAATAATCATCTTCCTTTACTTGAGTTTCACCTGTAACATATTCAGTAGCAGAATTTCCTATATTCATCATCATTGTAAAAACATCTGAGGCTCCTACACCATATAATGCACGTAACACCCTGTGATGTTCCCAAAAGTCTATTTCCCCATCTTCATCTTCTCCGTAATGAAGTTTGTGTAGAGCTGCGGCATACCCACCAATAGCAAAAGCACCCGTCATATAAGGAGAAGCAAATCCAGGAAGTATCTGACCTCCTCCTCCGCTTAATAACACTCTTCTAAATCCCCAAGAAGCAAAAATACTTGCAGGATGTGCAAACATAATAAAGTTTGTAAGTACAGTTCCTATTCCATGTATAAAAAGCAAAGAGTTTCCTGAGCCAATTGAAGGAGCAATTTGCCTTATTGCTTTTGCTCTTTTCATTGGATTCATACTTGCATAGTCTACCATAGGTCTAACTAATGCTTCTAAAGATTTCAACACTCCATATACTCTTTTCTTATCTGTTAATCCTTTTTCATCAAGATTTAAAATTCTATTTGGATTCCATCTAGCTCTAGACCATTCTTTTAACTTTCTAGCATCGTAACTAGTTTTGTTTTTTCTCCAAGTAGTAATAGAGTTCCAAAACTTAGCCGCATCGTTACCCAAAGCATCTCCAACTAAATGAGGTTCAAGACCAAATTGAGTAATGTAAACATACTCCCTAGCCATATTTATTATTTTCTTTTCTCCTGGAGTTCCTTTAAAAGTAGGATCGTTCTTTGTAATTCTTTTTGCATTTTTATAACCAACAATAAACGATATAGTTCTTAGTGTTTTTTCTGTTTCTGCAATTGAGGGAATTTCTTCGTACAAACCCATAGCTTTTTTAAATGGATTCGCATCGCCCCAGTCTTTACCCATTTGAAATCTATGAGTCACTGCAAGCTGAACCAAATCGTTTGCAGCCTTTCTTAATTTAGAAGGAATATTTGCCTTTACTGCTTTTAATTGTGCATTATATCTTTTTAATAAATTCGCCTTTTTTGATGATGTAATATTTTGTTTTTCAATATCTCTAATAACAACCTTTAATTCATCTTGCAGTAGCTTTAAATCTTTTATGTCATCATTCCTCATAAATGTATCTACATACCCTTCATAGTATTTAGAAAATGTAATTACACCTGCCAACTCAGCCTTTCTTTCCCAATAATCTCTATTGTTTCTAAACTCTCTTTGAGCATCCCATACGTTTCTAAATCCAGAATTAAAACCATCTTGCATTAAACTCATTAAGTTTTTTACACCATCTAAAGGTCCTGAAAGCAAATTAAATTGACCAACGTTTGCTATGCTTTTTAAAAATTTACCATGATCTCTTGTGCCTTTTCCCCAACCTTTAAATGAGGGTAAGACCATATTAAGAACTTTATTAAATTGGTCATTGTCAAATCGAACACCAAAAATACTGCCTTTAGAAGTAGGGTCATTGTAGGCTTTGTTAAATAAATTAATAGCAACCTTTCTCATTTTTGGCTTATTGCCAGTTTCTATTATTACCTCTAATAATCCATTAACCAATTTTCTTCTTTCAAGTTGAGCAACCACTTCTCCAATGTAATCCCTTGCTACATTTTCATCTAGTCTTACATACTTTTCATCTATAGAATTAGTAGACGACTTAAATCCTTTAACATAATTAAGATTAAATGTTGGGTTTTTGCTTGCAGAACTATCCCTAGATTGATCTTCGTCTTGAAACATTCCAAGTTTTTCTTCCATCCAAGCAATAGACTTATCCATTTCCATCATATTGTCTCTTAAATCTTTTCTTTGACTTGGCTTTACAACTTTATTTCTAAGGTTTAAAAGCTTTTCTTGTAACGATTCAATTCCTTCGCCCATACCACGAATAAAATTTCCAGGAGTGTACTTTTTAGGAAAAAAGAAATTCTTTCTACTTTTTAATTCAAAACTATCTAACCCATGCAATCCTGCCATTTCTCCTGAGTCTATACCTTCCATTAATTTATGATTCATTTCATAAAGAAAATCTCTGTCTTCTGTTGAAAGTTTTCCATCAGCGTGTAACTCGCTTGCCCTAACTAATAATTGTATATTTTTATCTGTAGTTTCATTTGCTTGGTTTTGAGCGTAAGTACCAAAAGCCCACAGATTAACCTGAACACCACTGATCCAGTCTATCAATGCTTCGTGATGTGATTTACCTAAACTTCTATCAAACTTCGACATATTAACTTGTTTATAACCCTTTTTAGGATACCAATATTTAAAATCATCTGATTTTTCATCAGTAGTTTGTTGTTCTAAAGCTTCTTTTCTTAGTTTAGGGTCATAATTCATTATCTGACCATTTTTTACAATCAAAGGTTCCTTACCATACCATTTGTATTGAGGTTCACCACTATCCTCATGACGAATAACTTTTTCGCCTTCCATTCTTTTTCCTTTATCCCTCATTAGCCATAGGCTACCATCATAATCAATCCTTACTTGGTCCAACATAATTTGGTGCATCAACATCATAAACTGTTCTTCAGTTTTAAAGTACTGTCTTCCAAATCTATCATACAAATCAGGCAATACACTTCTGTACATATCGTTTAAACCAAACATTCGTCTATTGTACAACAAAGGAGTTTTTGAAAATTTATAATCTGTTTTATCTTCATTTAAAAGTACAAAACCATCTTTATCCCTTAATGGTTCATAGTCATAATTTTCAAATAGAACATCAGGATCAGAGGACATAAATCTGGTTTCAATTGATTCTTTGTTTTGATTCATCAGTTTTAATTGATTAAAAAACTTTAGCAATTGAGGTGCATTAGTTCTTAAGGCTTTACTTCTTTCAGTTAAAATTTCTAATCGAAGATTTCCAAAAAACCCTGTTCCAATATTTATATCAGAATCTGGATTCATTGTTAATAATTCTTGGTCCAGAAAACCACCAAGAACTACCATCATATTATATGGTAATTCCATTAAGTTTACTTTTGCTACACCACCTTCAGCAGTTGGAGGCAAAAATAATTTTTGAACTGGCACTTGAATATTTGCCATATTCTCATAAGTATAATCATAAGCAACTGAATAAAACACTTCTGCAACATCTGGTCTTTTAGATAATGCTGCACCTATCTTCAAAATTAATTGTTCTTTTAACCCTTGCTCGTTTTTTGAACCATACAATCTTTTTCTTGCCTTGTCTAAATCTTTTTCTGTAATAGTTCCTTTCATTTTTTGAACCCTGTCTACAAACTTTTTAGAACGAGGATCCTCTCTCAAATTAGACAAATTAGGGTCTTCATATTCTCTGGCAAATTTTGTTTCTAACCAAGCTTCTTTATTTGCTTCAATGGTATCTTTACATCTATTTCTCATTAGACTATACATCCTCTTTTTTGAAACTCATCTTTTTGATAGTTAATAGTTCTATCAATATGTTTTGGAGCATCTTTTATTTGTGAAGCATCTGTAGCATTTTTAAAATTTAATCTTTCCCTGTTCCAAGTGTTGTAATACTCATTCATTATCTTAGGGTCTAACAATGACATTTTGCTGTTCATAGGGTCTGTTGGTGGAAATTGAAATTTAGCAGTATCTCTTTGAGACTTCATTGAGTGAACAGTTGTGTCCATTAACATACTTAACGTAAACTGCATTTTCATAGACCTTGTATAATTCTGTTGGTCCATTAAAGCTAAAAACCTTTGTATAACTTCCCCTGCTTGTGTATTAAATTGAATTTCATTTGAAGAAAAAGCAACCTCACCACCTTGTTCTCTTTTTCTTTTTTTAATTGCTCTGTCAAACTGATAGGAAAATTCATTAGCCATTTTTCTTGGATTTACAAATCGTTCTTGAATTTTTCTCATGCCTGCATCTTTTTCTGCGCCTTTAAGTTTAGATAAGTCAATGTTCATTTCTTTTTCTGCTTCACTTATCATTTCCTCTGTCCAAGACCTAATGTGTTCATCAATAGCAAGATTATTAAATAAGGTAGCTTGGTTAGTAGTAGACCTAAAAACATCACCATCGTACCCATTTTGATGAGCGTGTTTAGCAACAGATATAATCATATTTTCTAAAGCATGATTAGCATTAGTATCTCCATTTAAATTGTAAACTACAGGTCCACTATCTTTATAGTTTTTTTCTAAAACCATATTGTCACGAATTGCAACATAATCTTCATAAGCTTCACTGTAAGTAATATAATCATCAAACGTTAATCGTTTATTTCCTATTTTACTTAAGTCTTTACCACTCAATACAGCACCACCTGTAGTAGTGGGATTAATTGCCATTTCTCGCAATGCTTTATAATCATTAGCACTTATTACTTCACTTGGATCATCTTCGTAATAAAAAGCAAGAGAATACAATTTTTCTCTACTGTAATTCCAAGATTCAGGATTAAGCAATAACATTTTAGCGTGATCTGCTCCTGCCTGTATATACCTTCTATATATATCTTGCAATTCGTGAGATTCATCCATTCTTTCATCATAAACTACATCATCAAGTTTTCTTAGTTTTATAGTTCTAAATCCAGTATCACTAATTACTGTTAATGATTCAAACCAAGTTTCCATAATACCAATTACTTTTTGAACATTAGCAATCTCACCAACAGATTGTTTACCATACCCCATCATAGCCATTGTTTGAGAAAGACCTTCTAATGTTCCAATGTTTACATTGTCTATAAGAATTTCATTCGGAGTCAAATTGATACCTTCAGTAATCACTTGCATTGCTTTTAAAGCCTCAAGAAATGGTTTTGCTTTATTATTTAAAAAAGTAATTGAAGCTTTATCACCATCACCATCTGCTTCATATACTTGTTTTACAATTTTTGGATTAACCATAAATGTATCGCCTATATTTTCAAGCGACTTTATTTTCATTACACGATAACCATATCGAGAAGTAACAGGAGAACGTATAGCTAATACTTCAATAGGATTTTTTGCTAAAAACCGATTTATTTGTTCTTTTGTCGCATCTGGTGAATTCATTATCTTTCTAATATTATCAGCAATAGAATGATCATAAGGAAGAATAATTTCATCATCAGCCAAATTTCCCATTGTGTCCATTCTAAAATCTAATGTAGTACCATATACAGGAAACTCAAGAGCAGGTTCAATTATTCCATTCTTTACTACGTTTTCATTTGTTCCAACTTCACTAACATGAAAACCAACTCCAGATTGAGCATTTCTTTTTAACATTAATGGTAAGCCATCAATCGTAGCATTTGAATATTGTATTTTCAATCTATCTAAAGCACTTGGATTAGATACCACCTCGGCAAGCTTTTTAAAAAACTGCATTGGACTTCTTGGTCTTCTTGGGTCAGGGTCTTCAAAAAAGTCTTTAGCCAATTTTTGCATTTCTTTATCTGGAAAATAGTTGAGCAACTGTTTATAAAACTTTCCAAACGACTTATCTTTATCTCTAGGAAACTGTATTAAGTTTACAGAACCACCATCTACATCTATGCTTTGATTAAGCATTTTAGCATACTCACCAGTCATTACTTTATTTTCATCTGGTGTATTTAAATAATCTAAATAATTTCCTTCAGCATCTAATATGGTAACGTCACCATTTACCCTTCTTATTGTAGCTACATCATTACCTTCCCCATCTGTTATATCAGCCGATTTAACATCATCAGGTAAAAAGAAAGTCATTTCCTGATGTTTTACCATAAAAGCACCATTACCATCACGCTGATAAATAAAGGTTTTTGCTCTTCTAGCTTTGTCATTTGTAGCTAAATATTTATTATAATCTTGAGAATGTACTTTTTCAGAAGTAACAGTCATACCATCCCATATATACTGCCACTGATTATCAACTTTCTGTACTAGTGGAACCTCTCTTTCTGTTCCATCTAACATGGTTAGTGTCATAACAGATTTAGATTTTTCACCAAGATTAATACCAGGATCAAAAGTTCTCATTTTTTTAGAAGGCATTTGGTCATTAGAAATACCACTACCAAAAGGTATTTTTGCTCTATGAACTAATTTGTGCATATTCATATGTACCCAATAGTCGTCACCATATAATTTTTTATAAGCTTCATGCCTAGCTATTTGACCTGCATTATATTGTACTATCTTATTTACATCTTTATTTTTTACAAAATCATCAATGTTGTCTGAGTTATATTGATACACATAATTCATAAGCCACTCTTTCCTGACTTTAATCATTACATCTCTGCCATGTTCTTTTCTAACTAACGAAAGTTCTCTGTTCCAATATGTAGTTAAATTTCCATTTCCAAACTCATCAGCTTTAGCCATAGTTTGATTTTCTTTTGTAATTCCAACCATTGGTACTAATGTTCCATCTCCCCTTACAAACAAAGGAATCATATTGCTATCTATAGCGGTGGCAATCAATTTTTTAAATAAACTTGCACTCCAAGAAAAAGTAGTACTATCAAAAACAGATTCTTTAGCATCAGGTTCTGATACTTTAATTAGTCTAAAAGCATCCTTTAAAGATAAATAACTAAGATTATCTAATACTCTTTCGGCAGCTCTTGACAACACTTTAGAAGGAGGAACGTTTTTGCCAAATGGAAAGTACTTTTGTCTATTTTCTGGAGGTCCTAGTACAACTTCATTCTTTTCTTTTTTCTGAAATAATGAAACCTTATCTGCTGTTTTAAAAAACCAAGCAAAATAAGTATTTACATCATTGCCTGTTTCTCTATTTACTTTTGTTTTGTTTCTTGATTTATTGGATATATAAAAACGATTTACAAGATGAGTAACAGAGCCATTATAATCATCCTGTAATATGTCTCTTAATGTTTTTGAGTTTGGTAAAAGAAAATTATTATCCTCAATAAAGCTAATGCTAGATAACTCATTAATAAATTCATCAACATTATTTGTATTTTGTATTACATCATCAATAGCTAATGCCATTTCATCAGTAACCATTATATCAATAAGCTTAAAGAATCCTTGATCTATCTTAGCAAAGTTATCAGCAGTTGTATTTCCATCAAGTTCTCCAGTCTTTTTTAACCCATACCCTTGTCTAACTTGCTCTTCTGTTAAATCATAAGCATCCTGATATATTTCAGCCAACCCACTTAAATCAGTATTAAATGTTTTGTCTACTGTTTCAACAAAACCCTCATCAAATACTCCTGCAATATTTACATTAGTTTCAAGATTAACTGCATACTCTTCTGCCCATTTCTTAAAATGTGGTCCTAACACAGTACCGCCTAAAGCATCATTCATTGATTTGACATAATGCTCCCAATAATTAATTGGAAGACCTTGTTTTAAACGAGATAAAAATCCGTATTCAAATCTTCGATAAACACGTTTTTTATTAGTTGGACCAAGAAGACCTTTATTTCTACCCCAATTAATTAATGGACTTTCGTCTACATTGGGGTCTGATAAGTAATCTTCATTTGTTAAAGACTCTAAAGCATTATTAGCTAAATAGATTTCTGAATTGTCATCAAAAACAATTGACTCATCTTCCCCAGTAAACATTTCCTCTATTGGAGGCTGACCTGAAATTGCTTTAGCACCACGAGATGGAATAGGAGGAGTTTTTTTAGTACCAATTTTATTTTCAACTCTTTTTACTATTTCCATTGCCAGGTTTCTAGTACCCATTGATTTACTAATTTCTGCTAGGTTTCCACCTGCATTTTGATTCTTTATAAGAACTTCAAATTGGTCTAGTTCATCCTGTGTAAGTTCGATTTCTTTTCCATCTACAATAACTTTTTGGTCTTCTCTTTTATTAGCTAAAGGAAACTGTACTCTCTTATCTAAATTTGAATATTCTTTAACTGCAGATTCTGCTACCTTTTTTCTTATAATATCTATTGCGCTATCAAGCATACCGCCCATATCGTTTTCAATAAATTGATTTTCTTTTAATCGTTTTAAATCATTGATTGCATCTGCAGGTGTATCAAAGTTTTTATCAACAACTCTTAACAGCCTTTCTTCAGGATTTACGCCTTGCATTATATTAATTATTGCGCCAGCAGATTCTAAGTCATCTCTAGCTTTTACCTTAGAAGCTTGTTTTCTTTTTTGCGAATCCTCCATCTTTACTTTTAAAGATTTTTCTTGAGCAAGTTTATATTTTTCTTTTGCTTTTTCTACTTTATCTATAGCAGCATCCCAGGTCGCATTACCTTCATCATAACCCCAAATTTCACCTTTAGCATCAAGTTCATCTTGTAAATCCTGTATTTCTTCGTTAGCCTCTCTTACTTCTTTTTTTGCCTGATCTTCTTCTTTAATTGCTTTTTTAAATTCTGGAGATGATTCACCAATTTTACGTTCTAAAACATTACCAGGTTTTTTTTGCGGTACACCTTTTGCTGATTGTTCTATCAAATCTCTAGTTAAAGCTTGACTTAACTGAG